CCAATGGCGACGGGTATACGTTTAAACAGGCTTATCAGTCTGCATCTGGCAAGCTGTTCGTGTTTACACTGTCCAGCGTTTACGATACGACCAAGCAATGCGAAACATTCAACGAAACCCTCGTAGAGAAATAAGGAAACTACACAATGACTAACACAGCAAACAAGCCTCTCCCAAAAGGAAAGCACTTCCTGGCCCCTGTAGAAGGCGATACAAGCCCATTAGCTTCTGGCTGGACCCTAGAACTAGACGGAAAGCCAACTGGCTTCTATGGCGCCTATATGGAGGTTGCAGCCCTAGCACTATTTGAAAGCAACAAAGATTTTCGCATTCATAGAGTAGGAGAATAAGCAAATGGGATATATCAACAGAAAGCAGCTTAGGGTTTTAGACTGCAAAGCCCTAACCAATACCAAAGACGGAAACCCTAGATATAGGCTCACTTGCTGGAATGCAGCACTAGAAGAAGAACAGTCATTCAACACAGAAGCCAATGCCGGTTTTGTGTATAGGTTTAGTCCTCATACCCTGATTGAAACGTTTGTAGACTTGGAGCTGTATAAGCCCCGTAAGAACTGGATTATTACAGGCTTAAAGACTAGCCGCTTTCAAACGCTGTCTGAGTACAAAGCCTACAACCAAGGCGGAAGAGATGCCTACTATGGCCGCAACCGCTTCAATGAAAGCTACAGCAAGGAAGAAAAGGAAGCCTACGCCCTAGGTCACCAAGAAGAACCAGACCGGAAACAGTGGGATTGAGTGCTAGCATTTTGTAGCTTGAACGATAGCAAAGCAAAGGAATAGACGATAAGGCAAAGCCTAACAGTGACAGTGTTTTGGTTAGTAAATACTAAAGCATTATCAACCGTTAGGCTCTTGCTTTTTGTGTGAAATAAACTCACGTTTTGGCTGCGCACAAGCTATCCGAGTGCAAGAAAAACCTTTGCAACCATTAGTATTTAACCAATAGTGGTACATTTTTGCAACAGTTTATACTTTTGTGCTTGACACTCGTAAAACGATAGGGTCCCTCGGGAAAATACAGCTTTTAGGATACGTTGGTTGGTATCCACACCCATTTCCAAAATAAACAAAATACTTTTGCATACCGTTCATAAAGGGGTATACGGGGGTATACTGTGGCATATATATCACACAAGCACTTTATTTTCACAAAACAACAAAAAATATTTTACCCTAGCCCTTGACTTTCGTTCAAAAAGGTGGCTATATAATAGTATATACCTTAGAATCTCGTTAGTTTTGATTCTTAAAGCCTGCAACAAACCAGATAACAAACAACTAAGATTAACCATTTACAGCTTACAAACAACAAAGATTGATAAGCTTAAAGGTTATGCTTTAGTATATAGCTTTAGTATGGTTTAAGGGTAGGTCTGTCTAGAGACAGACTAAACCAATTTTACATTGGTGAGTTGTATCCTGTTTGTAGGTTAGCTAGTGGTGGGTTGAGCTTAATGTCTCCCTACTAATTCTGTAGTTTCCAGTACTAGGCTGTTTCAGTACCCTGTTTGTGGGTTGTCACTTAGTGGGAAACTTAAACCAAACTCTCATATTCTGTAGTTTACGAAAGTATACGCCAATGCCAGCTCCATCACCTTACAAAAAAGCTATTGCTAATCGCATCCGTAAGATGGTTCGAGAAGGCGTTAGCATGAAGGACATCATGGTCTCTATTCAAGACCTCAAGGATGCTCCTACTTCCTTTGCCACTCTCTACAAACTCTACGGTAAGGACATTGCTCAAGAGCGTGCTGATATTGTAGGTAAGGTAGGTGATAAGGTAGTACAACAAGCCTTAGATGGTGACTTCAAATCACAGGAGCTTTTTCTCCGCAGTAAGGGCGGTTGGTCTCCTAACTCAACCGTTAATGAACAAGAGCAAGATGTAGACGCTGATGAAGATGAGTCTGCTATTGATGCTCTTATGACTCTGCTAGGAAAATCCCGTGACCCTTCCGATAACAGCCAATGACCTAAGACAACTCCCTGATGCTGAAGTAGCTGAGATTATGGCTAAGCTGGGTCCAGCTAAGGCCGAAGAGTTACGACACACTTGGGAGTTTTGGGCTAGACCAAACCAATTAGAGCCGAAGGGCAATGACTGGAATATTTGGGTAGCTTTGGCAGGTCGTGGTTGGGGTAAGACCCGAGCAGGAGCGGAATGGGTCCGACACCGGATTCGTAAAGGTGATCGGATTGTGCATTGTGTAGCACCTACTAAGGGCGATGTACGTAAGGTAATGGTTGAGGGCGATAGTGGCCTACTCAACGTATGTTGGAAGGGTGATAAGACCTACAAGGGTAAGCCGATGGGCTTTCCAGAATGGTCCCCTACTAACAACACAATGACATGGGAGAACGGCTCTAAGGCTGTGTTCTTCTCGGCAGAAGACCCTGAGCGACTTCGTGGTCCACAGGCATTCTCTGCATGGTGTGATGAGCTTTGTGCTTGGCGTAACGCACAAGAGACTTGGGATATGATGCAGTTTGGTCTGCGTCTCGGTAAGCACCCCCAAGTGTTCATCACCACAACCCCCAAGACTACAAAACTACTACGTAACATTCTCGGTGATGAGAAGACGGTAACGAGTACTGGTAGTACCTACGACAACAGTGCTAACCTTGCTTCCACGTTCCTTGAGGCTGTAGAGAAGACCTATGAGGGTACTCGACTTGGCCGACAGGAATTGTACGCTGAAATCCTTGACGAGGCTTCAGGTGCATTGTGGAGCCGTTCCAGTCTTGCTGCTTGTGAGATTGAGAAGGATGAGGTTCCTGATCTGACTCGTATTGTAGTTTCCATTGACCCAGCTATCACCTCCAACCTAGAGTCTGACATGACTGGTTTGGTAGTTGCCGGGATTGATGTAAATGGTATTGCTTACGTTCTGGCTGACTACACAGATCGCTATACACCTCAGCAATGGGCTGCGAGGGCGGTATCACTCTTTGAAGAGTACCAAGCTGATCGAATTGTCGCTGAACGTAATCAGGGTGGAGACATGGTTCGCCATACTCTACAGACTGAGTGTGAAACGGTCCCTATCAAGCTAGTCCATGCTAGTCGTGGTAAGATGGCCCGTGCTGAGCCAGTCTCCGCCCTGTATGAACAAAACAAGGTTCGTCATGTAAAGGGCCTGAATGACCTAGAGGACCAGATGGTCACTTGGGAGCCATTAGGCTCTATTGGATCACCAGACCGCCTAGACGCCCTTGTCTGGGCCATTACGGACCTATCTCTACAGGGCTATGCCAAGCCCCAACTAAAGCTGGCGTATAGCTCTGCGAAAGGACTTCGATAATGCCCAAAAAACTATCTGAGACTGAAGCTAAGAAGATTCTTGGTGTAGCTGGTGACAACACGCACAACGGTGGGATTCGTGCTGACGAGTTTCTGCCTGAGTTGCGTGGTAAGAAGGCTATCCGCAAGTTTCGGGAAATGCGAGATAACGACAGTACCATTGGTGCTGTTATGTACGCTACTGAGCAGGTTCTACGTGATGTAGAGTTGAAGGTAGTTCCAGCTAACGATTCCGAGGAAGCTAAGGCTGAAGCTGAGTTTCTGAAGTCTGTACTGGATGACATGGAACACACTCTGGACGACCACGTTGCAGAGGCTCTTTCCTGTCTGTCCTACGGTTTTAGTTGGTTTGAGGTTTGTTATAAGCGTCGTATGGGGCCAAAGTACCGGGACTACAAAAAGTACTCCAAGTACACCGATGGCCGTATTGGTATCCGTAAGCTGGCTGCTAGAGCGCCTTGGACGGTATCCAAGTTTGACGTTGACCAGAAGTCAGGGGAAGTCTTAGGTCTGTTCCAAGAAGGGAGCCTATATGGTAAGACGCATTATATCCCTGCTTCAAAATCTCTCTATTACCGAACCACAACAATTAATGGTGACCCTAGTGGTCGCAGCGTTCTTCGTAATGCCTATACTAGCTATGAGTACCTGAGTAACCTTCAGGCTATTGAAGCTATTGCTGTAGAGCGTGAACTTGCAGGTATTCCAGTGGCTCGTATCCCATCGGAATACCTTTCCTCAGATGCCACTGCTAGTCAGGCTGCTATCCGAGCAGACCTTCAGCAGGTACTCCGAGACGTTAAGTTCAATGAGCAGGGTTACATCATCCTGCCAAGTGATACCTACCCCGACAAAGATGGAAGCCCAACTGATGTCCGCCTGATGGACATTGAGCTTATGGCTTCTTCCGGTACACGGAACATTCAAATTGACCCGATTGTTAATCGCTATCAGCATGACATTGCTCGTAGTGTTCTGTCTGAGTTTCTACTCCTTGGAGCGCACTCAGCAGGGGGGTCGTATGCCCTCTCCAAGTCCAAGACTGATCTATTCCTACGTGCCTTGGAGAGCTACATCAGTGCAATCTGTGATGTACTGAACAAGCAACTGGTTGAGGCCCTGTACAAGATTAATGGTCTCCCCTTCGACAACATGCCTTGTATTAAGGCTGGTGATGTAGCTCCACACGATCTCAAAGAGATTGCTGCCTTCCTGCGTAACCTTAACGGTGCTGATATTAACGTATCTGACCACCCAGAGGTTATACAAGACTTGATGGATATTGCAGAACTTTCCTACGATGCTGATGCTGCTAAGCCTAAGCAGCCAGAGCCAGAGGAAGAATCTGAGGACGCCAAAAAGTTTCAGCAGCTTGAGTTGGAGCTACTAGAGAAGTCATTGGAGATTCTGAATAGTGAAAGTCAGTGATTTAGCAGTAGTACAAGCCCTTATCAGCAAGCGAATCCTTGAGGCTAAAGAAGGCCAACAGGGTAAGACTGGTGATAAGGGTGACCAAGGGCCACAAGGCCCCGTAGGACCGTCAGGAGCCGATGGTAAGGACGGTGAGGTAGGCAAGGCCGGAAAAGACGGTAAAGTCGGCCCACAGGGACTACAAGGCCCTACAGGGGCATCTGGTGCTGTTGGCAAGCAAGGCCCCAAGGGTGACAAGGGACAACGTGGACTAAAAGGCGTTGCTGGTCCTGTCGGTAAGGCTGGTCCTGCTGGACCTGCTGGCCCCAAGGGTGACACTGGTGACTCTGGTGCTGCTGGCCGCTCTGTTAAGGCTATCAAGGTCAACAACGAGAACATGCTTGTTGTTACCTATGATGATGGTGATGTAGACATTGCTGGTAAGGTATCGGTCACTAAGAAGACTGAGGTATTCCAGAACGGTCAAGGTCTCCCACCAGAACACTTCGCTATCCACAGCATTAACCTTGACTCTGATGCTAACCTGATTGTACGTGCAAACAACAACAAGACCTTCACTGTACCTCTCTCTGGTGGTGTAGGTGGTTATGAGTTTACCGGGGGCTTTACTGACCGTACCACTGGTACTGCTGGTGTCTCTGATGTAGGCTCTAACGTACAGTACACTCAGGCTATGGTAAACGACTCTCGTTGGCTTCGGTTTGGCTTTGATGCTGCCTCCCAAGCTACAAACGATTCTCCATACTGGACTAGCCCAAGTCCAGCTACAGCGACAGGTGTGGGCCTCTTCGGTGGCTCTTACATGCCAGCGGGTGTAGAAGCCCTGTTCGACTACTCTTTTGATGATTCGACTGGCTATTCTGCCGCTTCTGACGGAGCCACCAAGTACACTGCTGCCACTGGGACGTATGACTTCTCTCAGTGTTCTGCTGGTGACCTTGCTCTGGTCCGCTTCGACTTCAACCTAGTACCACAGGTAGCCAATACGACCGTAGAGGTTGGCCTGATTTGGGCTACCCGTGACAGTGACGATAACATTACCTACACCTTCGCTTTGGCTGGTGAGCCAATCTTCTTTGGTACTGGTACTGTAGGTCGCACCTTCTTGAACCGCCCGATGATTTCCGCATACTTTGCCTCTGATGAGGACGTAAACGCAAGAGCTTTGCCAGCTATTCGTGCAGACAACGTAGTGCAGGTTCAACCTCTAACCACCCTCTGTACGATTGTGAGGTAGCCCATGTCCTTTCGAGTTACACGTAACGCTGCTGGTAACTGTATCAACTTCATTGGTAGCTCTAACCCTGCCTACTGGAACGCCTGTCTTTCTGCTGAAGAGGATAGCGAAGTAGCAGGGACTATCAACGTAATTAACGATATTCGTACTGTTTCCTCTGGCTCTACTCAGTATGAGTTTTACCAAGTACCTTACGACACTTTCCTACGGGCAGATGGTACTTCCTTTGCCAATGCCACTGAAGCTGCTGAGTACATTACCGAGAAGGCAAACGTAGCTACCAACACTGGTCAGTTTGTGCTGTCTGCTACGGACACTCTGGACTTCCAGCTTGACGATACTGGTACTACAGTCCTGCTGGACAATGGCGATGCTTACGCTGTGAACTCTATTCGTGCTGTTGCTAACGATGACCATCATATTAACATCTTGCAACACACTGGTTCTGTAGCTATCTTCACGGACCTTCGTGTAGCCAATGCCAGCATTGACGGTACGGCTGTGTCGGGGACTCTAGCTACAGCAGTGAATGAGTTGAATGCGCTGTTTCAGCAGTCTGGCTCTGCCTCTGGTTCAGCCCCGGTGATTACGTCCTCTACGACTGTAAACCTCACCCAAGGGGATACGCTCAACTATGAGCTTACTGCAACAGATGGCGTAGGCTACGAATGGTCTAACCTCCCCTCTGGTGTAGTTACAGTGGATGGCAATGTCCGTAAGCTGATTGGCGGTTCTAGCCTAGCAGTTGGGACGTACAACATCACAGCTAAGGCAGTCAACTACTTCGGTGAGGACACTGAGGTTATTAGCCTAGTGGTAGCGGCCCCTCCATACTCCAACACCAAGTCGGTCAACTTCCAGAACCAAGATTACTTGGGTGCTAACGCTGCCCTGCTGGACGCAGAACTTGGTAGATCAGGTAATGGTTCTGGCTCTGGTGACGCATGGACTATTGCACTTTGGTTCAAGGGTAGCACCAACACAAGCGGCTCTACGATCTTCTACTATGGTGCCGCTGACGTAACGAACAGTGGCTTCCTAGAGATTCGGTTTATTGGTAACAATGACCGGATTCGTTTCCGTTACGGGTCTAACAACAACTATATTCAGTTTACGTCCGCCACCAATTCCCTTACGCCGGGTCAGTGGCACCATATTATGGTTACCTACGATGGTGGTACGACAGGGGCTTCCTCTGCTGATATTACCACCTACTACAATCGGTTTACAGCGTTCCTAGATGGTACGGAGTTGACTGGCAGTGGTAATCGCAGCAACGCTCACAGTAACTATGGTTACACTGGGGCTATCTCTGGCGAGAACCTGCGGGTTGGCCGCTTTGCCTCTGGTAACTACCTGCAAGACAACTCCCGTGTAGATGAGCTTGCAGTTTGGGGTTCTGACCAGTCTGCTAACATTTCTGACATCTACAATGGCGGAACAACGCATGACCTAGAGCAGCTTACTAATGCCCCTGCTCACTACTGGCGCATGGGTGATGGTGATACCTACCCCAATATTCAAGACCAGATGGGCACTGCGACTTTTGTTATGTACAACATGACAGCTTCCGACATTGTAAACGACGCACCCTAAGAGGACAAGATGCTTTTCCTAAAGAACCTCCAATCCCGTATGGAACGCAAGAGCCGATACTCTAAAGATCGGCAAGCCCTTAACAATATGTCTGACCGTGAACTAGCGGACATCGGCATTAGCCGGGGTGACATTGACCGTATCACTCGGGAGAAATAGATGACCAAGTATAACCAAGTCTACGAGTCTGTGCTGACGAGGACTGGCTCTGCTGATAGAGCTAAAGCCGCAGCAGAGTGGGCCACTACAGAGAAGGCTGAGTACAAGGGCGAGAAGGTTTCCCTTGATAAGCCCTTCCGTCTCCCTAGTGGCTCTAAGAAAAAGTTTGGTGTCTACGTCAAGTCCGGTGATCGGGTGAAGCGAGTAACCTTCGGTGACCCTAACATGGAGATTCGCCGGGACGACCCAAAGGCTCGGGCAAACTTCCGTAGCCGACATAACTGCGATAGCAAGACTGATAAGACCACTGCTGGTTATTGGTCCTGTAAAATGTGGGAATCTGGTAGCTCTGTGAGTGGCAACCTTAAGAAAGACGATTCCGAGCAAGCGAACCTAGAAGGTACTATCCTCAAGACTGACGAAGAACAGCGTCTAGTCTACGGATGGGCCTCGGTCATTACTGAGGATGGTGAGCCACTGGTTGACCGCCAAGGTGATGTAATTGAAGCCGACACTATGGTAAAGGCCGTGAATACTTTTATGGAGCATATTCGTGTTGGTAAAATGATGCACAAGGGTGACCAAGTGGGCCAAGTTGTCCACTCCATGCCAGTCACAAATGAGATTGGTGAAGCCTTGGGCATTTCCAGTAACCGAGAGGGTTGGATTGTAGCATTGAAGGTATTTGATGATGAAGTCTGGTCTCTCGTCAAGTCTGGTCAACTTGCGGCCTTTTCAATCGGCGGCAAAGCTAAGAGGAAGGAATTAGAAGATGACTAACCTCCTACTCGACTTGGAGTTGGACGAACTGTCACTTGTTGACCGTCCTGCTAACCAAGCCGCAACAATCTGTCTTATCAAGAGGGACAATACTATGAGCCTTGAAGAACGCAAAGCGTACTACATGGATAAGGGCATGTCTGAAGACGAAGCCCAAAAGAAAGCTAAAGAAGACATGGAGAAGTCTGAAGATGCTCCGGCTGATGAGCCTGAAGTATCTAAGACCGAAGATGACTCTGAGGCACCAACCGAAGCTGACGAACTGCTTGCTGAAGTAGACGCAGCTAAGGCTGAAAACGACCGCCTCCTGAAGGCGCTGGAAGATAACGGTTTTGTAGTTACTGACGAAGCAATTACTAAAGCTGAAGAACCAGAATACTACGAATTTGGAGATGAGAAGATTGTCAAGTCTGACATTCCTGCTCCTATCCTTAAAGCCCTTGAAGAAGTTGAGCTGGAAAAGCGTCAGATTGCTCTCCGTAAGCAAGCTGAAGAAATCCTCCCTAACTTCGACGTAGAAATTGCGGCCTCGATCTTGGCTCATGTAGCTAAAGATGACGCAATCGTAGAGGCTCTGAAGTCTGCTGATGCAGCTCTCGGTGCTTCTATGCAAGAGATTGGTGAAGCTGCTGTAGAAGGTGACCTGCTGGGTGCCGACGCTAAGCTGAACGCTCTTGTAAAGTCCCACATGGACGAAAACGGTATTGCTAAGAAGGACCATGCTATCGCATACGCTGCTGTAGCTAAGACCGACGAAGGCAAGTCCCTCATTAAAGAACTCTACAAAGGAGAGTAATAACATGGCAACGATGTCTGGCCGCTTTAATAACATTTCGCTCGTCGCTGACGAAGCTTTGACGGCAAGCACTTTTGTAACCCTGTCTGCTGATGCAGAAGCCGCTTACGTAGCTGCTGATGGCGATGACGCCATTGGTGTTGCTATCGGCGCTGCTGACGCTGGCAAGATGGTAACCGTTCAGATTGACGGTATCGCTGTAGTAAAGGCTAACGAAGCTATTTCCGCTGGTGCGGCTGTTGCTTCTGATACTGCTGGTGAAGCAATCCCTGCTGCTTCCGGTGAAGCTCGTTTGGGCTACGCTCTGCAAGCTGCTACTGGTGCGGGTGAGTTTATCTCCGTACTTCTGAAACCTGCTGCTGCTGACGCTGCATAAATAAGCAAATAGGAGAAATAACAAATGCCTTTGCTGACCCCTAATAGCGTACACTTGGACGCTCCCCTGACCAACCTGACGCTTGCTTACACGCAGTCTCAGGACAACTTCATCGCAGACAAAATCTTCCCTATCGTAGGTGTAGACAAGCAGTCTGACAAGTACTACAAGTACGACCGTGCGCACATGAACCGTACTGGCGACGTTAAGAAGCTGGCTCCACGGACTGAAGTAGAGCGTATCGGCATGACCGTTTCCGATGACAACTACTTCACCGAAGTATACGGTCTCGGTATGGACTTCGATGAGCAGACCCTTGCTAACGAAGATGCTGCTCTGGACATTCGTACTGCTGGTGCTCAAACGCTTGCTATGCGTCTGATGATTCACCGTGAGAAGCAGTTTGCTGACACGTTCTTTACGACTGGTGTGTGGGGTACTGACCGCACTCTGTCCGGTTCTGCTCAGTGGGACCATGCAGACTCTACTCCTATTCAGGACGTAACCACTGCTTCCCGTACCATTCAGCTTGCTTCTGGCGGTTTCCGTCCGAACACTCTGGTAGTTGGTCGTGAGACGCATGACGCTCTGGTAAACAACGCTCAGATTCTTTCCCGTCTGAACGGTGGTGCTACTGTTTCCAACACTGCACTGGTTACCAAAGCTAAGCTGGCTGAAATCTTTGAAGTAGAGCGTTACTTCGTGATGGAAGCTGTACAGAACGACACTCTGGAAGGTGCTGCTGAGTCCAATACCTTCATCGGTGGCGACTCTGCAATGCTTTGCTACACGCCTTCTAACGCTGGTCTGCTGACCCCTGCGGCTGGTCTGACCTTCGCATGGAACTCCCTGCCGGGTGTAAACAACCTCGGCATCACTGTTGAGTCCTTCTCCGACGACGCTCTGAAGCGTCAGCAGATCGCAGAGATGATTCAGGTGAAGATGTCCTACCAGATGAAGATGGTTGGTTCCGAACTGGGTTACTTCTTTAACGACTGTGTAGCGTAAGTTAGAGTATGAAACCCGACTACTCTGGCTTACCCTTTCAACTGTCTTTCTCCCAAACCGTCAAGATTGAGTTCAAGGGGTATGGGAAGGAATGGAAGCGGGGGGATGCTTTTGACTGGCAACAGCGAGGCATCCCTTGGCAAGAAGTAGTCTCTCTTTTCAACAGGGGTCTTCTTAAACAGGAGGCCCCTACTGAAACTACAGTGAAGGTTGTAGTGGGAGACGGACTGGACGAACTTGGTCCAG